TCCTCTGGTAATCCGTCGCGGTTATCAGGAAGATTTAGGCTAAGAGTGATCTTATTAGTTGCAGTCTGCTGTTTGTCGTTTTTAATTTCATAAGTAAATTCTATAGTAGCCGGTCTAGTGACGATTAATTCAGGGTTGGTAACTATAAACCTTACGTTACCGTTATCAGCTATCTCGGCTGTACCGTAGGTGTTTTTAGTCTGTACCCCGATTACCTGTACGGAAGTAAAGTGTAGAGCGTTGTATCCTTGATACGCATTATATACCTCTCTTTCTACGTCAATCTCCATAGTAGCACCTATAACTGTTGCAGGAATAGTGAAAGATTTTCTAATATTTGGAGCTGAGAATGTAGGTAGATCGCCTCCTGATCCTCCTTGTGCAGCTGCAAGTGCTGCTAAAGCATCATCTAGTCCTTCTAATCCTTCTATATCAATATCAAACTGAGGTGGTTCAGCTAAAGCTGCTAGTAGTTCGTTAAATTGATCTGTTAAAGCTGATGCTGATCCGCCGCCTGCTGCTTCAATCTGAAGGTTTATATTTTCCTGGCGTGATTGTAGTAACTGATCTCTTAAGCTGGCTATTTCGTCTAGTAGGGGCTGTATATCGTCTGTTGTTCTCTGAAATCCTACTAATTCACTACTTCTACGTACTAAGTATTCGTGAGAGTTTATATCTCCAAAGACGGGTATAGATAAGAACAGGTTATCGTATTCGTTGAAGAAATCTTCAACGGTAAAGGTTACACCATCTCCGTCTAAAGTAAAAGTAGTAAATCCTCTACCACCTGTAACTCTGTTAAATTGATCTTTATTGTAGACCGTCTTTTTAAGATCTATCTTAGCCATTTCTAACTATCTTAAAGATGTTAGCGTTATCTACTACTGTAGTACTACCGTCTAATGTTGTTTTAATTAAAATCCTATAATATCTTTCCGGTTGAAGTCCGTTCATATAAACGTCAAAATAAGGTCCGGTACTATCGCAACTAATTTTAGTAAAATCTGTATCAAAATCAACTATCATTTCCTCTGAGTGTTCGTCTTGTAGGCCCCAGTAAGAGTCTTGCGGAAGAGCATAATTAGTTAAGTATATAGAGGAAGTAGTAAATGTTCTGGTTGGGTATTTAGGTTTAGCAGCTATTCTAAATCTCTGCTTACCTTCATCTATATACTCCCCTTTATTGTTTTTGATATTTATAGTACTTAAACTATTATCAAGAACGGAAAGACTTCCGGTGCTGTATGAACTATCGTCCCATTTAAAGTCTAGAGAAGGAGGATAGATAGTGTTAGTATCTGCTCCAAAATACCTTAATTGAGCAGAGGCTGTTGTATTAAACTCTAAATCATCAGGGAGCTTAAGAATAAATCCGTTGTTCACTATAGACTCACTATAGTGTAGTATAGTAGCGTTGGTTACGTCTATGTTTAGATCTAGTGTACTATTGAGAGGGAACACTTGTTCGGACTCTAAGTTTAAACCATTAGAACCGGTATACCAGGCTCCTCCACCGGCTTGACCGGAAATAAAAGATCCTGTTAATGGTACCGGAAAACCCAAGGTTCCAGGCCAGGCGTTATTTCTACCTGCCTCTCGATACTGCCAACTAACTCCTGTTTCATCTATTGGGTAATCTCCAAATTTACCATTACCGTTTTCCCAGCTCTGGCCTACTGGATAGGCGTATATACTGTGTGATGTAGGTAGGTTAGATGCTTGTGCAAGATATACGTGTAAGCTAGAAGACCATGTAGAGGTTCCTATCTTATTATCTACTACATCTTGAATCTCAGCGTTATTAAACTTTATAAGAGTTCTCTTTGTTCTACCTAGACCAGTTATATCCCTGTATCCACCTATCTCTAGTATTTCATCTCTACCGGCGTTAGCAGTAGGAGATTCACTGTAAATAAAGGTATCACATTCCGGAAAAATTTTATATATTGCCATCTTATAAAGTCGTTATTCTACCTTGAATATCGGTAGTTGGATATTTTACTTCAAAAATACAAGGATCAAGAGAAGGATAAACTATGTTACCTCTTGTTGAACCTTCTACGTCGTATGCATACTGCGAGTACTCTCTTCCATTAATAGTACCAACCTTATTATTTACTTTTAAATTTTGTACAGATTGGACTCCTTTAACTTTATCTAGTAGAGTATATATAGGAGAAAAATTAATTGGTTGGTTGATAGACCAATTTGATATATTAAAATATTTAATAAGTCTATTAGTACACTCTAATAGTACATCTCTACCGATATAGTTAGGGAGAGGTAAAATCTCAAATTGTACGCCGATGTTAACTACAAAAGCGTCTTTAATGTTAACGGCATCTGTTATCATTATATATTGAGAGAGATAGTTCTTTAAGTTGTTCTTCAGCGAGGTTGAAGAAGTGGTTAGTTTTCCGTTTATATCTTGACTTAGAGTATAGAGAGAAATTGCCAGTGGATTATTATCTATTACCGTATCTACGTTACTTTCGGTATTTGAGAGTTGATCTTGAATAGCATATGCTTTTGCTATAGAGCCGAATCTAGCTGGCATACTTAAAGCACGTATTGCGTAGTCTCTTAAAGATACTGTCCTGCCTTGTTCGTTAAACGATCTTAAAGAATTTTGTCTTAACTCTTCTACAGTATCGCCGTCTTTCCCGCCGGAGGCCGGTTTAGGGTTGTCGACTGTTAAATCTCCGACTCCTATAGAGCCGTCTGTAACTAGTGTACTTATAGTGTTTACTGAGTTGGATTCCTCATTAGCAGAAACACCGCCACCTTTTAAGTATCTTATAGTTAGAGTAGTCCCTGCTGAAGGGGCTAATCCGTAAGCTTGTGTAAATAAAAAGTTTGTAGGATCGTACGCTATATCTATTTTACTCACTCCTTGAGCAGTACCCATACCAACATTTGTCGGGTTGGGAGTGATATTGCTATCGTCGTCTCCGGTAATACCTGAACCGAACTGGAGTATTAACTGTCCGGAGGAATTAAATCGACTCACAAATCTTCTTGGTGTTTTTATTAAGCTTAAGCTTGTAGGTACCAGGCCTTTATCGGATTCAGTATTAGCAGATTCAGCAAAGATAGTATCTTGACCTAAGAACGGAACTTCATACCACCTATTAGTACTGTCATCAGTTACATCTAAAATTCCAATTATGTCTGTATCGTCAATAGTAACTGTGGCGAATTTCTCAACTTTATCGAATGTTTGTGTTAGTGTGACGATTTCAGCTGAAAAAGCTTTAGCTTTCTTAGTCAATGTAAACTCTTCTGGATCTCCAGAACCATTAAAGCTCGTAATACTAACTATTGTTGGATCGTAAGAACTAGAAAAATTAAAATCTACTGGTTTTTGTAGTACGAATTGAGTACCGTTTCCAGATGAAGCTTTAAATACAGTATTAGCTTCAACTATAGCTTGTCCGTCTGTAGGGTATTGAGGTGCTCCGGCACCGTTACTTAGGATAGTTAATGAAATGTCTAACTCTACTTCAGCTGCAGAAGTGACTTTAGGTCTATAACCCATCATATAGGCTAAGTTATAAAGGTTTCCTGGGTTCTTAGCATGCTGTAAGAAAGTTTCCTGTAGTTGGGTATCTTGGTAAAAAGAAAGAACATCTCCAACATATGATGCCATTTCTATAAACATCATACCTGGAGAGGTAGGGGAGAAGTCGTTATAAGAGTCAGGGAAATAGTTTTTAGCGTACTCTATTAATTGACCTCTAAAGTCACTAAATTCTCTATTGATATACTTTATGTCTCTTTCTTGGGCCATTACTGTTCTATGTTAATTATAATCTCGTCTTGAATGTCTGATTCTGTAACTCTGTATTTTAGAAAGGTTACAAATGTACTGGTGTTAGGTTCGCTAGTGATTTGAAGTTCAAGTATTTCAATTCTAGGATCATAGACGTTAATTGTATTTGTTATGTCTGCTTTAGCTCTTCGGAGAGTGTCTTCAGTTATATTCTCAAATAGATACGACCTTAAGCCGGTTCCTAAGAAAGGGTTTAAGTATCGCTCTCCTTTACCGGTTAATAGTAGGTTGATTAGATTGTTTTTTGTTGCATCCTTAGACGTATATGTAGATTTAAAAACCCCTCTTCCAGAAAACGGTAGAGAGACTCCAATAGCCTTTCTAGGCTGTAAATCTAAAGGGTCTATACGTTTTACGTTAAAAGCCATTATCCACCCATTCTAAACTTGTCTTTTTCAACTGATTTATTATAAACTGCTGCTGCTTTACCTACAAAATCTAATTTACTAATGTCTAAACCGGGTTGAGGACCGGATGGAGCAGTTATAGGTATTGAATTGGAGTTAAAATTGATAGACTCCATTCCTGATTTCATACTACTTCCCACTACATTTTTAAAGTCCTCTCTAGTCATGCTCTGTTGTGTCATATTAAGCATCTCCATTATAGGATCTCCAGATTTTTTAGCTTTCTTAGCTAACGGTTGGGGAGCAGGTTCAGTAGTTGGTGTGGATGCATTAGATACAGCTTCATTAAGAAGATCTTTTAACTCTTCTCGTACTGCCTCTCTTACGGCTTCTTTTATAATGTTTTTTAATTGATTTACCTTCATACTAATAAATATGGTTTACTTAAACTTGTGAATTATCTATTCTAAATTTAACTTGACGTTTTAGAACTCCTACTGAGGAGCTAAAGGAGCTATCGCTTTTATACCTGGTTACTCCTTGAAGAGTTTTAGCTATCGCTTGTCTTTTTGGAGCACGAGTAAATTCAGATTCTACCTGAGTTATACTGATTATATACTCTGTTCCGTCAGGTCCTGTATAACGTTCTTCCTCGTCGGTAGTTGATTCGTCCTTTAGTTTATTCTCATTTTGTAAATTAGAGCCAAGTCTCTTGTTAAAGTCATAATACACTGTGCAGCTTCTTCTGGGGTACCGTTTACAATGCTATCTATACATTCTGCCGGAAGGTCTCCATCTGCTAAAGCGCAGAACTGTAGTGCTATATCTACCTTCTTACTGATTTGTTCAGCGGATTTTAAGATTTGATTTAGTGAATCTGCTTGTGCAAGTAAGCCTTCTATGGTAGTAGCACTGTTTTTTAATTGAGTACTAAATT